GGCCTTCGTTGGCTTCTGCGCGTGGGTGGTGGCCCGTACGGGCCGCTCCATATGACTAGCTGAGCACGACGCCGAGGTGGTCGTCGAGGGCGGGCGCATCGTCTCGCGTGAGGGGTGCGGGCTTCGGCCCGGCTTCAACCGCTTGAGTACGTACGTCTGCGACACGATCTGCTTCGGCCCCGGCGACAGGTCCCTTTTGGGGCCCGGCGCCAAGATCGTCCGTTCGGATCCGGACGTGGTGCCAGGGTTTTGTGCGAAGGAACAGGATGGTGCGACGCTCGTCGGTCTGGCGACGTCGCTGTCCCACACCTGTCGCTCTTGCCCCTGCAACGCCGAGCACGCTTTGTGTAAGCGGCACGGCGTCGCGCCACCCCCGGTCGTGCGGCGATTCGACAAATTCCTCGGCTTTGTGCAATCTGTGCACGCCGAGGTGGCATCTCGCTACGCCGAGCACTACGCCACCTGGATGGAGGCGTGGTTGGCCAAGTGGCCTGCTGCTAAGCAGGCCGCCATCCTGCGGTCGCAGGACGTCGATGACATCATGCCGAGTCGCGTTTGCGCTATGGTTAAGCGCGAGTGCGGGCACGGTGTGCCGTCAAGGCCACGCTTGATCCAGTACTACCCTAACCTCGCAACACAAGCCGCGTTTGGGCCCGAGTTCTGTGCGATGCAGAAGACGTACACCGACATCTTTAGGAGGCGCGAGGTCGCCCCCGGGGTGCGTGTGACTTTTGCGTCGAGCATGAACGCCGGTGAGCTCGGGACGTGGATGCGTGATGCGATCGCAGAGTGCGAGATGGCCGGCGCCATTCCGCACTTCTACGAGCGGGACGGGAAGAACTGGGACGCGACGATGCAACGCGCGCATCTCGACCTGCGTTTGAAGGCTTACGCGCCTGCTGGCGCGGGCTTTTGCAGTTTCGTCGAGTCGGGCTTCTCTGTCCGCGGTGCGGCTGCGCGGGGTGCGCTCCGCTATGTCTTGCCGTGGGCGGTCAAGTCCGGCCACAACGATACGACGCTCGGGAATTCGCTCGTCAACGCGGGCATTGCCGTCGAGGCATTGGTCGCGTTGTCTCTGCGCGGGGATATCTTGGTCGCAGGTGACGACCTCATTATCCTCGTGTACGGCGATTTCGACGCCGATGCTCTCGCCGCCATTGAGGCGGAGTTCGGCATCAAGCCCGAGTACCGCAAGTTCGCGAACGCGCTCGACGTCAGCTTCATCTCCGGCGCGTGGCTTGCTAGCGACGACGGTGAGTGGCTGTTCGGACCGAAGCCAGGGCGGATTGTCAGCCGCCTCTTCTGGACCGTGAAGCCCCCGTCCGCTCGCCATGCGTCGATGTACCGCAACGGCATCGTGCTCGGCCTCTCGCCGACGTGCGCTACCGTTCCGGTAGTCCGCTCGTTCCTGGTCGCGCACTACGCGCCAGGAGTGCGCGCC